CCCATAATCAGTTCATGATACTTGACACCCCATGCATAAAGTTGTTGTTGAGTCAAGTCAAATAAGACTTCTGAAGCCTTTGCTGCAGCGATGGGATGTCTCTCATCTGAGAATCTACCCATTGCACGAGCAGTGAAGTAAATTATATAATTTCCTTCATCATACAATTTATTTAGGGTCTCTATCCTACTCTTATATGGTTTTGCACTTTCGTAATCCCTTCCCTTGGTTGGGGTGCAGATAGTACCATCAATGTCTACACAGTATCTCATTCTTCTACCTCTTCCATTTCCAATTCTTCTATACAATCATGAGGAACTTCATGTTCTCCAATTCTATAGAAGTGTTTATCTTCGCCAAGAGTATCTTTTCTCACACCAAGATACTCAATGTCCTTGCAACTGTGCTCTCGCATCCATGCCTGTAGTCTGTAATGCATCAGATCCGATCTTTTCATTTCCGCCTCCATAAAGTGTTTCTATATCCTCCTGAGTCAAATGATAGACGCCAGGATGTGTTACAGATATTGCAGCAGATCTATTAGCAAAATCAATAGACTTCCGCATATCTTTAGTTTTCAAAAACTGGTAAACCAAAGCAGCTAAGAATGTATCACCAGCACCACAAACATCAAATACCTTGACTGTCTCTGGTAAAAAGGTAGTACCAGCCCACTTTACCCCACGAGATCCCAAAGTGACAATGAGATGAGTGTCATTAGGTAAATGATCTTTGTCCAGTGCATTAAATTCTTTTTCGTTTATCTTCCAGTATACATTATCCTTTTGAAAAAGTCTACGTTTCTTTGTATCTACAAATATTGGCCTGTTAAAATTATGACATAAACTCCCCAAATCATCATAACCAAGATATCCTTTATCATAATCAGAAATAACAATAGCATCAGGATTCATATGCATCAAGGCCATTTTTAACTCCGCATTGGCTATTCTACCAACTTTAGGAGTTTCATCCAAACGAAGCAATTGATATCCACTATTAGAATCTACAAATCTAGTCTTGACTATTTCTTCCCTTTGAGATATTAAAAGAGTATCCACACCAAATGCCTGCAAATTTACCTCAGTGTTTGCAGCCATTCCAGGCTTTTCTTCTGTATGAGTTTTGTCTAAAACTGGTATAGGTTGTTCTGGACTAAGACGTTTACATTGACCGTAAACATACTTATCAGTACACTTATCACCTATTACTAATACATTAAACTGTGTCACGGATCCTCTTAACTATATCGGTGGTTGAATAATTTAATCTGGGTAAGAACCGAACACCTTTAGCATGTTCTATTCCCACCACATCTCCTCCTTGCCAATCACTTCCCAATAATAATATATCGGGATTATATAATTGGATCAATCCTTCTAATTCCTTTCGATCATTAAAACATAATACCTCATCTACATATCTGATCGCCTGTAACATAGAAATTCTATCACAGAGATTGTTGATGGGCTTAAGTGGACCTTTATCCTTACGAATTTTCTCATCGCTATCTGTTGCTACTATAAGTACGTCACCTAACGACTTACCAACCTTAAACAGTTCTATGTGGCCTGGATGCAGAATGTCAAAGGTGCCATTACACCATACTATTTTTTTGTCCATACCACTCTTTTAATAATATTTTCTGGGGGGTTGCGTCTAATACATTATTATCTAGTATATTAATGTAGTTTTGAAATCTTGGCACTATATCTGGTGACAATGAACGCCAATATTGTTTGGGAACAACCTCAGGCATGAGTTGTAATAACCAAACATGCCAATTACTCCCACCAAAGAAAGAACTAGTTCTATCATTCTGGAAAGTTACTTCAGTTGGGTCATTTATTTGACCTTCCATAAACTCTTGCATACCAGGCTTCTTAACATTCTGCCTGACATAATCCCAGAACTTACCTTCCCTTTGAGAGTATGTATAATGCATAGTAATATAATCAACTGCACTCTCAAAGGCAACTTTCATTCTAACATTATAGACATCAGGTTCATAGTGGGGATTATATACACAAGCATACATACACTCTTCCAAATACTCACATCCCCGTATCATCAAGGCAAGTCCCGTACTTTCCAATGGTTCTATAAAACCAGCACTTAATCCTATAGAAACTACATTACCTTTCCAAAACTTTCTAACTCTTTGGGGTTTCCAATCTAATAATTTCAATTCATCTTTACTTATCCTATTATCCCAATGTTTAACAAATGCATCTGCTACAACATCTGGATCTGTAATAGACTTATTAAAACAATATCCTGTCCCTATTCTTGATCTTGTAGGAATTTTCCATATCCAACCATGTTCTTGTGCTGGACAAGCAGTATATGGATGTTGTTCTTTATCATTTTCATATTTTACTCTACCAGCCAAAGCAGCATCAATAAACAATCTATCACTAAAGTCAATATTATCATCACCAATTAATAACTGTTTCCATCCAGTACAATCTATATAAAGATCTCCTACAATTTCAGACCCATCTTCCAATACCAACTTTTCAATATCATCGCCATTCTTTACCACTCTCTTAACATCTGATTGAATATATTCACAACGATGGTTAAGTTGAAGGAATCTAACTAATTTACCACAATCAATCTGATAAGCATAAGTGTCTTTAACATAATCCAATTCGATCTTACCTTGTTGAGAAGAACGAAATAGTGGAGATATATCTTTTATATCATATTGATCTTGATAGTTACTCCATAGATCATACATTGGAACCTTTTCATCTCCAACACTTGTAAAACCAAATGGATGCCATATTGTATTATCTTCCTTACCCCAGCCAGGGAATAATATACCTGCCTTATAAGTTCCATCTATAGGGTTAATCCAATCACTTACTTTATAACCCAGTTTCTCCATCACATCTGGGAAACTGAGAAGAGTTGCCTCTCCAACCCCTACTCTGTCTGGTTGTGACTTATCAATTATAGTTACATCTAATAATTGTCCCCATCTTTTAGAAAACCAAGACGCAGCAATCCATCCTGCCGTTCCACCACCAACTATGACTAACTTCTTTACACGGTTCATACCAGAAAATGATCACAGAATTTATTATTAGGAACTAAATGAACATTCATATGTTCAGCAAAAGAAACTTTCTTATCTTCAATATCAGTAAGATTTTCTAAAGCATCTTTCAATATATTCTTGTCAACAAAGTTCATATAATCTTTAGGCATTATATCATAACCCATTTGGATCATCCAGTTTACCCAATTTGATCCACCAAAGATAAAATCTTTACCATCCATTATAGACATATGCGGAGTATTCATATTATCCATATATGTCTTTTGAGCATTTGACATCTTATAATTCTCTCTAACATATTCCCAGAAAGGACTTTCAATGTCTGATTTTGAATAATGCATATTGACAAAATCTATGCATGTATTAAAGATTAATTTCATGCGACTATTAAAATAATCACAATCATGTTCATCATAAGTACCAGCCTTTAACATTCTACAGAAAGTTGCAATACCTTCCATCGTTAATGCCACACCAGTACTCTCTAATGGTTCTATAAAACCAGCACTCAATCCTATAGAAATTACATTACCTTTCCATTGAGTCTTCTCATAATATGGAGTCCAATCTATTAATTTCAAATCATCTGGTACTACTCTATTATTCCAATACTTACAGAACTCCTCAGCAGCTTGTTCTGGAGGAGTTATATTCCTATTGAATACAAGTCCAGATCCAATTCTCGATTGTAATGGTATATCCCATATCCAACCACTATCAACTGCTGGACAAGTTACATAAGGTTTAAACTCTTTTGGTCTATTTCTATAAGCAATGTGACCAGCAAGGGCAGTATCAACATACAATCTATCCGTAAGATCTACTCTATCCTTATCATCTCTAAGAAGACCCTTGAATCCTGTGCAATCTATAAACAAATCTCCTTGTACCTTACCACCATTTGATAACATCAAACTGGTTATATTACCATCTAAGTCTTTTTTTATATCTTTTACTTCAGAGTTAATAAACGTAATATCATTTAATATTTTTTTACGAATAAACTTAGTTAATTTGAGGCAATCAACATGTAAAGCATAAGCATCTTCTAATTGAGTTCTATCAACATAATTCTCCATAGATGTCTGCCATAGAACTGTCAATTTCCTAAAGTCAAGATCTTGGCAATGCGACCATGCATCAACCATAGGTATCTCAAGATTATTTGGAGAGAAGAAAGGATAATTAAAGAAATAAAATGGATGCCATACCTTACTGCCCTTAAATCCCCAATCAGGAAATAATATACCTCCCTTTAATCCTACATCCAGTTCTTTGATGTATTCTCTAGGATTAAAACCACACTTTTCTTTTAAGAATTTCTCAAATCCAAGAAGAGTTGCTTCACCAACCGCAACTGGATCTGATATTTCTTTATCGATTACAGTTACATCAGCATGTCTTAACTCATGGTTACATGCTGCAGCCGTTAACCATCCTGCAGTACCACCACCAACTATAATAATTCTCATTTTAAATTACCTGATAATACACATCTACCATTATGTTCACTAGGAGGTACGCAATGTGGAACATGATGTTCCCATACCAAACAATGACCTTGTGTTACTGGATACTCCATACATGTTTCTTCTTTATTTGGATCTTTGGCGAAACATATTGCAGAACTGTTATCTGGCACATTCACATAATAAGCAAATGAGTATGTGATGCCCAATTTTGCTTGATGATTGTGCCATTGTATTCCTCCTTTATCATAATACAAAACGCCCCAAAGATTCCACAACGTACTCTTCGTAATTTCTTCTATCCAATTTACAAATGTACTAATTTCTGGTTCCATAGATGATTCTACATCCCAATCTTCTGTAATATGGCAGTTCTCTCCTCTTTCTTTATTATCTTCTGGAACATCTTCACCAGATGCATTTTTAATAATCTCTAGAAGTTTTGGGTTATCTTCTTTGTGAGGATAATCGTATTCCCTAATCGCACCCATTAGTTCTTTACTTCAATCATAAGACCATATTCAGGCAGATAGAGGTATTCTATCAAACTGTTCGCCAACGTCCTTAGAGCGTCGTCTAGGGTCTCTACAAGAGGTTCTCCACCAAGGTTAAATGATGTATTGAATATAATAGGACAATCTGTTTGATTATAATACTCCTGAATGATCTCATAATAATTTTTATTGACATCTGGAGTAACAGTTTGAATCCTACATGTACCATCAACGTGAATGATTGCTGGGATTCTTTCTTGAATGCCTGGTTGACAATTAACTGCATACATCATGAATGGAGTCTCTTCCATACCACGAAGATCAAACCACTCATGTACATGTTCTTTTAGAATAGAACCTGCAAATGGTCTAAAGAACTCTCTCCTTTTAACCTTATTAACATGATCCTTTCCATCAGGATCACGAGGATCATAAAGGAAAGAACGATTGCCAAGTGCTCTTGGTCCTGCCTCAGATCTACCTTGGAATAATGCAACAATATTTTTGTTGAGAATTAGATCAACAACATCTTTATGAGTTGCATCTGTTACCGTAGCATTGTACTTTTCAATCACAACTTCAATCTCCTTGTCAGTGTAGTTACGCTCTGGTCCCATGTATAGATTAGTTATCTTCTTGTGTCTCCGAAGGTCATCATTAATTCTATGATGCCAAAGCATTGCACCACCTAATGCAGTACCAGAATCATTACTAATAGGTTCAACATAAAGATTAATTCCCTCATCCTTTAATTGATCAAGATAATAATAATTAGCAACACAATTCAATCCATACCCACCAGAAAGAGTGACATTCTTATGACCTGTCATCTCAACTGCCTTACGAATCAATGCTAAAACTTGTCTCTGTGATTCTTTTTGAACTTTATAAGCAGCATCTGCTCTGTTCTGAAGATCATATAACTGCTGACCCTCTTCTTTATCACAGAATTCAACCTCTTTTATTAAATGAGCATTAAATAATGCACCATTAGGATACATTGGAGTGAAAGTATTTCTATCTGACAACTGGACTGGAGCCATACCTTCATCCTTCCAGAACCGTGGAAGATAATCTACCTCTTTACCATAAGGAAAGAGACCCATAGTTTTACCTGCCTCAATAGAAGGGAACCCACAGTACTCTGTAATTGCCTCATATGTTTTAACAATACCAGCACCAGGAGTTGCTACCAATTCACAATTATCACAATCTGGAGACTCATAGGACTCTACCATACCATACCCGTCCCAAAAACCATTATCAAATCTCTGATAATAACAAAGAGGACTAGCAAACTTGGTTCCTATATGTTTGTAAATGGTATCAAACTTAGAAGGATATCCACAATTAAATATGGTTTCTGTCTCCCAATAATCTTCTAAAAACCTTTCTTCAGCACCAAACTTAGTCCATGAACCTGCACCATCAACTACAACACCAACTGCTTCATCAAATCCAGAATTATAAAAAGCAGATGCTGCATGTAATCTATGATGGATATGACCCATATCAATGACACATGGTGGTCTCTCACCAAACTTATCATGGTCAGGTAACAACCCTAACTTTCTAGCAAGACCATAGTAAGGATCATTACCACAATAATCCATAAGGAACTTGTGCTGATCCATCCTAGTAGTATGACAGATAACCATGTAATCAAGGTGATCTGTAAACTCTTTAACAAGATTAATAGTTGCTAATGGAGCACCATCATACTTAACTCTGGTAAGTCTTTCCTCTTCGAGGTTCCAAACAATTTCCCCATCCTTAAGAAGACATGCACCAGCATTATGTCCTCTCGCAATACCAAGAATCCACTGTGACATTAACCAAACCCCTTCTTAGGTGTACTTGTAGGACAAGAAGGATCATCACAACATGACTCTTCCTCCTTCTTCTTTAATTTTTTTGGATCAACCTTACGAATTTTTGGTTTACCCAACCTCTTTCTACAACTAGCAATGACACTTTGAATATCATCCTTAGTCATAGTCATTGCCTCATCATTCTGCATATCTTGCATGTCTTCTGTTGTGAGTCTAAGAGGTGAGAAAGTTCTCTTACCTTCACCTATATCAATTATATCAAAGGTTGGATCATTTGGATAGGAAATGTTAACTGGATATGTAGATCCAATAACAGTAGTAACTGTAGTCCCAACTGATTTAGCAATATGTTGACCAACACTATCACATCCTAGGAAATGATCTGCAGACTGAATAAACCCTGCCCATCCACGAATGTCTGGGATCTGGGGCATAGCATGTGAATAATTACTTTCTCCAGTATCAAACTGGAACTCACTCATTATCACAACAGCATAATCTTTCTTTAAATCATTAATAATCTCAGAAATATCTGTTACATTAAAACTACGAGAGCTTGGATCAAAAATATATCCATCAGTATTAACCACACCTCTACCAAATGGTTGAACAACTATAACCTTTTCCTTGCCACACTTATCTTTGATCTGCTCAAGAGTATTCAGTGCGGTAATACCTTCTTGTTTAGTAACCTTTATATTAGGAGTAGGAAGTTCTCTAGGTTCATCTAACCCATTAATCTCCATGTCATATGCTTGTGCAAGACTACACTCTTGATTGTAGTAATGCCAACGACGATACGGTTCTGGTGTTACACAGTCACGCATCTTAATTTTATCTTCAAACAAACCCTTATGCCATAAGTCATAAGTTTTCGCATGAAGAACGGGATGACCTTTAAAAAAGTTCATCCCACCTTCAGCAACGATGATGAAATCATCATGCTCTTCTGCGTATTTTTCCAATCCTGGAATGGAACAGATGACACGACCTGCGCCACCATTGATAAAGAATGCTTTAGATCTCATACAAATTCAATCAACAAGTTATATAGTTACATGAATAGAACCTGATTAACCCGATCATAGTCGGTAAACATACCAAGGTCTACATTTTGGCTATGAAGATTGTCAGCTTCATATAATGCCATTCTATTATACACCATTTCAATCTCATGTTCAACCTTCCATCGATCACTAGTCTCATATAATTGTTTATGAATACTACCAAAGACTTCTTCTTCAGTAGCATCCTCATCAGATTTTACAATACCTGTTGGACCTTTACCTTTAAGAGACATAGTTCCATCAAAACTCCATAGGTTAGTACCACCTTGACATTCTTCTGGAGTATTCAAATAGATAACAGCACCAAATTGTGCTGGCATATTTGGCCACTCAGTTTCATAAGTATCTTGATGTGGAATGATTCCATCAGGAGATCTTAATAATGTTACATCATTTATAACATTAGCCATGTATCCTGCTTTATCCCACTCATCCTCATAAACATCACGATTAAATTCTCTACCCCAAATCTCTTTGTCAAAACATAACTCAGTAAATATATGTTTAGTTCTCATCTGCACACATCGAGTCGGACAAAAGACTCTAACGCCTGGAAGATATGACAACAGTTTAGGATCAGATAACTTCTCCCGTTTAAGAGTAAATTCTCTAACCTTATCTGGATACTTATAGAAATTATCTACAACTACTAATGATTTCTTATTGGGACCAATGTCCTTAGCAACTTTGATGTCAAGTTCATCACTTGGCTCAAAGAGAGCATACATCTCTTCAATATTATGTAATGGATGATTAGGGTCAGGTTCTAACATTTTATAAAATCCTATGGGTCAAAAAAAATTCGGGATTTTTTTTCCCGAATTTTTGAAACAAAAAGTCGAATTTGCCTCAGCGTGGCATTACACCACCTTCTGCAAAGTATTCTGTATCATTCTTCAACTCTTCATCTGCATCCTGCATGTCAGGGTCACGAGGCCATACAATTAAGTGAGTTGCAGTACCAACACCAGCCCATGCAGTAGGAAGATCTCTTAGTTTCTGACGATACTCTTTCCATCTAGTCTTCATTGACTCTGGTGCATCCTCAGGAATTCTACCATCACTACCAATGAGCATTCTATTTCTATTATACCTTACCCAATCCCATCCAAAACTATAATCGTAAGAACCTTTATCTGCTTCATCTGTATTAACATAGGAGAACTTAGGAGTCTTCCATCCACCAGCACCACTATTTAATGCAGGATCCCATCCAAATGATGTCAGATCATACACTTCATGGAAGTGAGAAGGATCTTGAATCAATGGGTTAGGATCTGATGAAGGACCAACAGCAACTTCTATCCAATTTGGACCCGAAATTCCACCGTACATAGCAGCAGCAACATTTGGATACTTAGATGCATCCAAATCTACCACATACATGTTAGCAGGAATTACAGGAGGATAACCCTGTCCCAAAGGATCCACTGTATCATGTACAATGCTACTCTTGTCACCATTATCATCTAGTTCCATAAAGACTTTAAGATCTTTAGGACCATTATAAGTTGCGACTCCTACTTGGAGATCGTCTTGATCCTGACCCATCCATACTGTAGGTACTGGATATAAAAATGTCTTTGTAATGTTTGCCATCGGTTTTGTTCAGGTTTACTCCTTCATTTGTTATTTATATTATGACCACCAAGTCACAACTACTAGTCCACCTTGACCAAAGCTACCCCAACACTGAGATCCTTCAGTTCCACCAGTGAATCCACCACCGCCAGGGAATAGTGAGTGACCATAGCAACAACCAACCCTGTTACCTGTACCACACTTAGCACGACCTTTGTTAAAGGTTGCACCCCAAGGACCAGGTGCTCCAGGAGCGAATGGAACATGCTCAGTATTACAATACTGGTTTGCCATCTCTGAACCAGTTGCTCCAGGAAGAGCAAAGTCATAGTTACCACAAACACAAGCAGTTCTTTCACTGTAACAGAAGTTACACTGTGCAGTGAACTTACAAATATAACACCAACCAGCACACTTCTTGTGACCCCATGATCCACCAGTAGCACAGAAGTTACTTAATCCTGAACCTTGTACATATGATGTGCAACCACAGAATCCGCAACCAGATCTACCAGTACAGCATCCGCAACAAGAGCAACGAGTAGTTGCACCAGCACAAATAGTATAGTTTGTAGATCCTGGTGTGAAGTCTCCTGTATGTGAATATAATGTCTTAACACCGTATGCACCAGAACCACCAGGGTAGTAACCACCAGTACAGCAACGAGCAGGACCACCAGATCCTCCTCCACCTAATATCTCAAACTTAACAGTCAGAGCATCTTGAGGAACTGTCCAAGTGAATCCACAACCACCGTTTGATGCATCCCAGAAACAACAATCATAGAAGAAGCATTGTCTCACCACAGCAGTAGAGAACCCACTAACCTGTGACGGTCCTAGTGAGTTAGCGATAACCGCTTCACCACCATTTATTTTTTTATATGTTTGATAATTGGCCATTGCCTATACTCTGTAGTAATAGTATTTAGAAAAAGTATAACAAAAGGGAGTTGCACACTCCCATCAACGAGAATTAAATTGTAATGATTCTCCAACCTTGAGAGTTGTCATAGAATACAAGTTCAAATGCAGCACCTTCAGTATTAATTGTTAGATCAGCAGCGTCACCCATAATTGGTTTACCGTTTCTTGCAATCGTTAATGCATTACTATCGAATGTCTTAGCGATGTCAAAGATCCTAACACTATCACCCTTCGCAGGAGATGCAGGTAGTGTGATAGTAAATCCACCACCGTTAGTATCACAGAATGCTTGTTGTCTGTTAGCAAGAGTAGTACCGTTACCAGATATATCTAAGTTAGAGTATGCACCTAGAGGTAACCAATCACTACCATTGTAGAATTCAAATCCATTTGCATCAGTGTCATAGCGAAGACCACCTTCAAAGAGGTCAGCACCAGTAGGTCTACCTGACTGAGCACCACGAGGAGGAACGATGATACCAGAAGTAGCATCCATCTTCGCACGAGTTAAGAAACCACGAACTGCTTTCTCAGTTGGTGTTGCAAGGTTAGAGTCTCCACCCATTGTTTCATCGGAGGAGAATTCGTTAATTGCCTCACCAATTTGTCCACCGATAGCACCCAATCGTAGTTCTGTCAAACCAGAAAGGTTGAATGCGGAAGCGTCCAAGGTAGCAGCACCAGT